TCAGTTTGTCTCGTGAGTGCTGACGTCAGGCAGCTGCCAGAGCACCGGGACCGACCGCCCCTTGGCAGCGATTTCCGCGAGGCTCTCGTCGAACGCGCCGGGCGCGACCACCTCGTTGTAGCTGTCGACGACTCCGTAGACGGATCCGTAGCCCGAGAAGGTGCCGTCGTCCTGGGCGGCTTTGATCTGCAGATCAAAGCCGCGGATCTTGAGCGAGGCTTCCTTGCGGTGGAGGCTGCTCTTGAGGGCCGGCATGGCAAGCTCCTTGTCCTGGGGCAGTGGCCCGCTGTGGTCCTGAGGGATCGTCCGTGACCGCACCTCGACGAGCGCATCGATCTCAGGTCCGAGCAGGCTCATGAGCGCCGAGCGAGCCTGAGCCGCGGGATCGGCTCCGCTCTCGCCGAGCTTCGACAGGGCGATGAGGTTGGACTGGACCGTCAGCCGGTCCGCCATGGGATCGGGATCGCGAGGCTCGTTCTCCAGTGCGCGGGCCCGGTTCCGGGTGTAGATCCCGTTCTGCACCATCGTGCTCAGGAAAGCGGCCCGGGACGCGCTGTCCGCCCGGAGAAGACCTTCGACGCTGAACTCTGCCTTGAGGCGTGCGTTGCGATCGGCCGGCGTCATCAGGCGCTTCGCGATCGCCTGCTCGATCCGGCTGAGATAGGGCCGCAGCCCGAGCGTGAGCCAGCCGAGCATGATCTGCTCGACCCCGGATCCCCACATCGTCTGACCCTGCCCGGCATGGCCGATGAGGATCGGCGGAACGTTGAGCCAGCGGCAGATCTCCTCCACGTTCCAGCGCCGCGAGAGCAGAAGCTCAGCGTCGTGAAGGCTGATCGTGACCGGCTTGAAGTCAAAGCCGGCCTCGAGGAGACCGACCTTCGCGGATGCATCCCCTCCAACGTACGGGTCAATGAATGTGCGCCTGAACTGCTCCCTCTGCTCCGGGGTGAGCTTTGCGCCCGCAGGAGCCGTGAAGAAACCGGAGGCTCGGAGCCCCTGCGCGAAAGCCTTCCCAGCGGCCTTCTCCGTCGCCACTGTGATGCCAAGCGTCTGGCGCGCGTAGGCGACCGGCGAGAGCCCCTGGTCCCCTCCCCCGAACCCTCGGATGTGGAAGATCTTGTCTTCGCTGAAGGACTCGACCCTTCCGCGATCAGTGACATCGTAGACGAGAGCCCCGTCAGGATCGCGCCGGACCCGTACGCAGTCCGGCATGAGGGGCTGCAGGGCGACGAGGCGTCCTGCGCTGAAGACCTTCTCCGAATAGCCGTTGCCCGCCGTGCACAGGGCAGCGATCTGCCCTTCCCAGAACTCGACCGCGGTCTGGTCTGCATTGGGACTGTCGTGGAGAAGACCATAGAGCGCGTGGTCGCGGTCGAGCTCACGGCTGCCATCTGCTCCCATCCGGTAGACGAACAGCGGCAGTGTCGCGACAGTCTCGGACAGGAGGCGAACGCAAGCCCACCAGGCGGCAAGCTGCAAGGCTCCATGCGTTCCGACACTCTCTCCCGCCCACGTGTCTCCGTTGAAGTACGACGACCAGAAGGCGCCATCCGTGAGCCGGATCGTGCGGCCGCGCCACCATGACAGAAGCCCCATGTCACGCCATCACCGCGTTGGCGAGGAAGTCGGAGATGTCGGCCCTGGAGGATCTCGCCACCGGATTCCTCGACATCATGGTCACGGCATTGAGCAGGGCCATCACAGGGTCGATCTTGGCGTCGCCGGCATTCTGCTTCGTCGCTCGGATGGCAGTGGCGGTCGGCTCGATCTTCAGGTTGCCGACGCACCAGGCCATCATCCGGCTGCCATCGTGCAGCAGTGTGCCGGCAGCGAGCCGGCGCTCGGCCGTCTTCAGGGCCGTCATCTGCCCGATGCCCTGGCGCACGCCCACAAGCAGACGGCTCTCCTCAGTGACGCCGATCTCGGCCAGAGCGTCGACGAACTCGCCGAGGCCGGCCGGGTCCACTGCGACGCAGGCCAGGAGCCCGCGGTCCTGGGTTTCCTGAACGATGTCGACGATAGCGGAGATGTCAGCCAGCTCGTCGTCCACGATAGTCAGGCTGCCCTCGCCGGCGAAGTCCTGCAGCTTCGCGGCAATGGACTTGCGGCGCTCCAGTACACCTTCGTGAGCCCAGGCGTGAAACCAGGCGAGCCAATCCTTTGTGTCCCGGTCCCGGCCCAGCACCACGAGGCCGAAGAGATCGTCGAGGCCACCGCCGTCGATCCCGACCACGACGCACTCAGACTGCTCGAGCACGGTCTCTAAGGTAAGGCTCTTGACGCCCCGCCGCTCCCAGAACTCGGCTCCGGCCCAGCGGTCCGAGCGGAGAGCAAGGCCGATCTCGATGTTGAGGTGCTGCGACGCCCAACGTCGCAGTTCTTCCTCTCCCGACTGGATCGCCGTTTCGTAATCCGGGACGAGGCGCTCCGTCGTGATCGACAGGCCCTGGTTGGGCGTCACCATCCACCAGTTGGCCGGATCTCGCCAGTCGACGTCCTCCGGGAACTCGTACAGCACCGGGAGCATCGCTCCGCCGCGGTGACCGTCGCGGATCCCGCGCGCCTGGTCGAGTTTCGCCTTGAAGACACCAGACGGCGGCCGCTCCGATTGGGTCGTGATGTAGGCCATGAAGGCTTCCGGCTGCGATACCAGCCCGCCCTTGAGCTGCCCGATCACCCGGTCAGCGTCGCTCTGCGGCACAGTGTGGAGTTCATCCACCAGGACGCCGCATGCCTTCGAGCCCGTCACGATCTTGGGATCGAACGACTTCACCTCGAGGAAGGCGCCCTTCCCCGGTCCCTTGCGGACGGTCACGCGCTTGAGATGAGATTGGATGTGGATCCGGTCGTTCAGCACCGGGTCGGCCTCAATCATCCCGATCACCTGGTTGAAGGCGAGCTCCGTGATCTTCTGGGTCGGCGCCACGAGGAGGAACTCGCCGCGCGGTCTCCGGCTGAGCAGGAGCGCGGTCAGCATCAGCGCGGCGCCATTGGTGGTCTTCGAGTTCTTCTTCGGCACCAGGACGAAGAGTTCCTCGATCCGGCGCTTGCCGTCCTCACCCATCGAGCCGAACAGCGCCCGCACAATGTCCCGGAACCAGTCGCCGCCAGCCTCGGCCAGAGTTGGCTGCCCGGGCACGTCCGGCAGGCGCAGCCGGTTGAAGATCGCGACCGCCCGTTCTGCCTCCGCTCCATCCAGGGGCAGCTTCGGCACGAGCGAGCAACCCGTCTTGAGGCGCTCCCGCCAGTCCGAGCAGGCAAGAGACCAGGCCATCACTGCAGTAGCCCGTCCCAGCTGTCGCCCGTGGTCTTCCGGCCCGTCTGGGCTTCACCCTCATCGTCCTCCGCTGGCTTCTGCCGGGGCGCGGTGAGGTGTCGGAGCAGGTTCACGAGGGCGCTCTGCTTGTTGTGCATCTTCACCTTCAGGGCGCCGTCCCTTGTCTGCGAGATCTCGGCGATGGCTGCTGCCGTGGCATCATCGATCTCGCCGCTGCCGATGAGCTTCACGAAGTTAGCAGCCCGGATCACGACGACCGGATCTCCGCCCTCTCCTTCGTCGCCGTCCTTTTCGTCAGTGATCTCGGCGCCGTGCCACTCAACCACCTTGCGGATGTCTGAGAAGCCGATTTTTGCGAGCTCCAGCACGATGCGGTCGACGGTGATGCCGTGGCCTTCCACTCGCCGGGTGCGCTCACGGGTGGCGGCCTCCAGGGCAGACCGCACCTTAGCGTCCTTCAGCAGACGGGAAGCCTCGACCTCTGCGGAACCTGGCGCATAGCCGGCCCGAATGGCCGCCTGCTTGCCGTTGAGATCCTTCAGATATTCCTCGACGAAGCGTCGCCGTTTTTCGGTGAGAGCCATGAGCACACAAAGCTGCACACACCGTGCAGCGCCTTAGCAAAAACCTGCGGATGAGACCCCGTGCGGTAACTGCCCCTAAGCGCCCGGGACTTTGTCCCCCCTCCCCCTCAGCGGCCCTGCGCCCGTCTCGCCCGCGCCTTCACGCCCTTCAGGGTGTTGTGCTGGACGCAGAGGCATTGGCCGTTGACAGGGTCGAGCAGCGCACCGCCGTCCTTAACCTCGACGATGTGGTCGGCGACCATACGATGCTGCGGCAGGGCCTTGGTGCATCCCGGCCACTGGCATTGACCACCTGCCCTGCGGACCACCTCACGAGCCCATGCCCTATGCTCAGGCGTCGTGTAGTGACCATCGACCTGCTTGGGCGGGGGCTTCACACGGCGGGCGTCGAAGGTGGAGAGCCGCGGACTAAGGGTCTTCAGCACCATGGCTCAGCCTTCAGGGGCTGGGCATGGTCGCTCACACCCGACCGGCGCTGCCTTTCGGTGAGCGCCATATCAGATCTATCTTTCTCTGACCCACTGGCCTCTCGGCAACCCTATGGCCAGAAAGGACAGGCCTCTAATGCGCATCTGTGCACTCATGCTGGTGGCTACCGTTGTAGCACTCGGCGATAGCCCCTCACCTGCGTCCGCATCCGCGTTCTTCGGATGGCAGGTCGCCGCCGTACCTGCCGGCGACCTCCTCAACGTGCGGGCCTATCCATCGAACAAATCAAAAACGCTGGTGGGCTATCCGAACGGTACTCGGCTCAGCCTCACCGGTCGCTGCACAGGGGGCCTCCACCTCGACGCGATCAGCGGCCAGTCTTCCCAACGACAGCAGCAGGCGGTGCGTGATCGTTGGTGCCAAATCTGGCTCGATCCGACAGGCGAGGGCAGATGGCGGCCCGGATGGGTTTATGGACGCTTCATCCGTCCGCTCTGAACGGCCATGATCGCCTGTAATCTCCAAGATGGTATAAACTTAAGGCTGGTGGTCAGATTCTATCGATGATGAACAAACCGCCGGAGCCGCCTCACAGCGATATCGTCACGAGTTTTTGCTAAGATTATTGCTCCCGGAAGTGCGCCAGCAAGCCGTGTATTTGGGGAATGTCGGTTCAGAGCCGATCTCGAATGGAGATCGGCTCTGACGGCTGTGGATCGCGGGGTAGCCTAGAGAACAGCCGCAGGAACGAGGCTAGGGATTCGTGGGGCGGAACAACCCAAGGTCGATGCTGTTTGCCATCGCCGTATAGCCTGCAGGGCTCGGGTGCAGGTGATCGCCGGAGTCGTGTTCGGCGCGCAATCTCGTCGGCCGGGCCGGATCCTGGGCGGCCGCTGCGAAGTCCAGAACCGCATCATAGGCACCGCTCGTCCGGATCCATTCGTTGAGCGCTTGGCGCTTGGCCTCGCCCTCAGGGGTCCAGTACGCCGCTCCCTCAAACGGGGTGAGCGTTGCCCCGTAGACCCTGAACCCGTGTGCGCGAGCGCGATCGATGAACTGGCGATGTCCGGCAATGAGTTCGGCAACGCTCGGGGAAGGCTTGGCTCCGCCAACCCCGATATCGTTGATGCCCAGCATGACCGTGACATGGGTCACGCCAGGCAGTGCAAGCACATCGCGGCCGAAGCGTGCCAGACCGTTCGGTCCGACCCCGTCCTCGAGCACCCGCCCGCCGCCGATGCCGCCATTGACCACACTCATGCGGATCCCCGCATCCGCCAGGCGGCCAGCAAGGAGGTTGGGCCAGCGCCGGTTCTGGTCGATACCGGATTGCGTGCCGTCAGTGATGGAATCTCCGAAAGCGACGAGCACCCCGGTCGGCTGCGCCGCGACGATATCGACCCGGCTCAGGAAGAACGACGAAGCAGAGGGCAGCCCGTCACCGCGACGGTAGGCCGTCGTCGCGGCAACTGGGAACGTGACCGCGCCCGCGTGATTACCTTGGGTGGACACGTAGTTGGTCTGCCAAGACGCCGGATGAATCGTAACCGGCGACTTCGCGGCTGCGGTGTCACCTGGCAGGTAGAGATCGACGACGACATCGGCGAAGTCCGGGACGGTCAGATCGACAGGATCACTCACCAGCAGGGCGCCTGGTGGAACAGCAGGCTGGGCGAGCCCGCCGAAGGTGAGGACACGGTTGGTGCCGGCGACGATGGACGGGCCTTTGTCGCGCAGGGCAACCTGGGCGGCACCAATGCGCAGAGGGGCAGTCCCGAAGGTGTTCGACAGGACAACCCTGACCCGCCCTCCACCCGTGGACACACGGGCAATCTGTCTGATCGTCTGATCGTTGAAATGTAGCCGCGAGTATCCTGCGACTTCGAGTTGCTGCCCCGGCGCAGCCTCACGCACGGCGTCCGGGACATCATTGACCCATGGGAATGCCTGCGCGGCGGGCGACAGCGTCTGCGCAGGCTGATCGACGCGCGCTACGTCCGGCGCGGCCCATGTCGGGATCCAGCGATTGGGTTCAGCAGCGTCCGCCGCGGACGACATTGCCCCTATGAGCAATGCAGACGCGACAAGATTACGGAACCTCAGCACGTTTGGACCTCCCTAATTTTAATATGACATCCCGTCGTTTCAACTATCTGTAGATCGAGCGGCTTCTGACAAGGCCAAACCGGCGTCCACTTCCGACCGAGGCAGTGGAAAAACGCAACGTTGCTTTTGGTGCGGGCTGAGCAGCGGAGCTCGCCCCGGCGGACATGGCGCTCTCGACCTTGATCCAGTGTCTGGCAGCCGTGCGGCGTATCCGGGCCTCAACCAGCCTCAGGTCCTCCGCTGCCGCCACATAGGCCGCGTCACGGCGCATCTCGGAAAGTTGGAGCCCCGTCTAATTCCCGCGGAGGGAGAGCAGGAGCATGCGCTTGTAGATCAGGAAGGCCATGAGCCCTTGCAACAACGAAAGCCCCGCCGATCTAATCGCTTAAGGCGCAGTAGCCCTGTTGCCTCGGTGATGCCGTGGGCCGGTGCGGGAGATCATCCCCTCTCGGGAGGGGCAGTCCTAAGCCGTCACAATCCTCGAAGGCAGACAGGCTATCCCGGGAACCTGATTGGAATCCTATAGCAGGACCGCCCCGTGTCAAGAGGCCTCGACCTGCGAAGCCTCCAACTCCACAGGCGTCACACGCCCGAAGATCGAGACCCCGATCTTGTAGCGGCCCGTGCGCTCGTCCGCCTCTTCGATCACACCAGGTAACGAGGCGAACGGCCCATCCTTCACGCGCACCGGGACACCGACCGTCAGCAGTACGCTGACGAGTTCGGCTTCCGTCAGGACCTCGCCAGTGACGAGGTCGCAGAAGCGCTGCAGCTGCGCGTGCGGGACACGGATGACAGCCCCATCCGGCCGGCGCAGAATGCGATCCAGGCCCGGATGCGATTCGGCCTTTGCACGCTCATCAGAACCCGCCACTCCGACGAACAGCACGCGCCGTAGGATCGGCACCCGCACATCCATGACCCGCCCGCGGCGTTCAACCCTGACCTCCTCCGACGCCTCAAAGCAGGGCATGCCGCCCTTGGCGAGGTCCTGCATCAGCCGGCGAGTCCAGCGTGGCCGTGCGCGCAGGAGATGCCATGTCTTGGTCTCATCGACCACAAACCGGTCGAGGCGGACCCGCGTCCGCCTGGCGGCGCGTTTGCGAGCCTCGCGCGCCCTTGCCTGCCGGCCGAGGCTCTCGACAGCCCTGCGCTTCTTCTTCGCCATTCCCCTACTCTCCTGGAGCGGTGAGGTGGATGTGGGTGGTCGGGTGATGGGTGAAACCGGGATGAAAGGGGCCCTCCCCTAAAGGGGGCCCCTCCCTTTCACCCTGGTTTTCACCCTTTTCACCTGGGTGATTTCCGAGGGTGATTTCACCCTTTTCACCCTTCATCGGGATTGCGGTCATCGAAGCCTCCACACTGCAGATGTGCCGTCCTCTGACGGGATCTTTTCGAGAGCTTCCTTGTCGACGAGGGATCCGAGAGCCTTCAGGAGCGAGTTCTTTTTCGCGTGCGTGATGAGTTGAAGTCGGGTCAGCCCGAGCGGCTCGTCCGCTTCGTTGATTGCTTTGAGGATCTGCTGTTCGACCTTGCCAAAGGTCGGCTCTTCCGACTTAGCAGGGCCTGGCCGTGGCTCATCATCAGGCATGACGATGAGCGTCGTCTGTTCGGTACCTCTGTAGCCGAACGAGACTTTTTGCATGCGGAGCGGGATGTCCGCGAAGGGTTCAGCGTTCTTCTGCTTTCCTTTGGGAGGCTGGTTCACGAGGGTCAGTCGATCGCCGTCCCTCTGGACGGTGATGATGGTATTGCAGGCCCCGCGCAGCGCGAGGTTGCCGCGCTCCCGGTCCGTGTTGCGGCCGGTATGGTGAATGATCAGAACGGTTGCGCCGGTAGCGGCCCTGAGACGATCGGCGACCAGCACATAGGCGTTCATGTCCTGCGTCTGGTTCTCGTTGCCGGCTCCAAAGGTCCGGGCGAGCGTGTCGATGATGATGAGCTTCGGCTTTTCCGGGAGTGCGGCAGCGGCCTGGATCAGCTCCTCTCCATCGTCGCCAGTCAGGGTCACGCCATCACGATGGATGAGGAGCTTGGCCGGGGGCAGCTCCTTGCCTCGGGTGGCTCTCCATCCGAGCATGCGCATCTTCACGCCGCTCTCGTCTTCAGCGGCGACATAGAGGACGAGACCGGCCTTGACCTGATGCCCGTGCCAGGGATGGCCTGTTGCCACGCACATGCCGATGTCGATGGCAAAGAACGTCTTGTAGCTGTCGCTCCCGGCCCAAAGGAGCGCAAGGCCACCTTCCGTGATGATATTGTCGATGAGCCAGTCTGGCGGCGGAAGATCTGCAAGCTCGTCGAGAGTGTAGAACCTCACCCGCTTGGCAGCGGGCACGTCCGTCCACGGCACCGCCCGGCCGAGGAGCTCGTGCGGGTCTCCACCCTCGGCAACGCAATCCTCAGCGTCCCAGGTGGCTGGCTTACCTTCTGGGACGGGAACCACCTGCACCGTGCAGCCAAGAGCCACCAAGTGCACCGCCACGGACCGGGCGTAGGCCCGCCCGGCTTCGTCGTTGTCCGGCCAGATGATGACGGTTTTGCCCTTCAGAACGTCCCAGTCCGTCTTGTCGACCGGCGCCTTCGAGCCCTGCATGGCCGAGGTGGCATCGATCCCGAGAGATGCCAGCGCATCGGCTTTGCCCTCTCCCTCGCACAGGACGACCGTGGAAGCCCGGATGATGGCCGGGAGCCTGTAGAGGGGCCGGTGGCGCTCGGGCGCACCCGGACGCCACTCGCGCCGGCCGTTCACCTCCTGGAGGCAATACGGGCGGAAGGTCTTAGAGGCCCGTGTGCCGTCGGGCTCGAAACGAACGACACTAGCGACTTGGTTCCCGTGCAGGTCCGTGTAGCGGTACGTCGCAATGGGGGCACCGAGTTGCTGCATGTCCTCCCGGGGCTTGGTCCCGAGCTTCTGCTTCTTCTCCGCAATCCTGTCCGTGGCGGAAAGCTGCCAGTCCGCGCGCTTGACCTCGACGGGATCGCCGAGGAACTCCCTGGCGATCTCCTTCAGGGCGAGCTGGAAGTTCCGGCCGCCATGGTACCCCATGTAGGCCTGGTAGAGTGCGATGAGATCGCCGCCCTCCCCCGTGGCGTGATCGTGCCAGAGGCCCACGTTCGGCCCGACCAGCTGTATCGCGAGGGAGGCTCCGGGCGTGCCGCTCACGTCCCCGATGCGGGCCTCCCCGCGGCTGATATGAGCCCGGCCGGAGAACAGCCACTCGACAAAGGCGCGCGGGTTCGCATTCAGCCGGGCCTTGATGTCGTCGGCATCGACCGTCGCGCGGGTGCGGTGCTCGGCGTCGATCTGAGCGAGCGGCTTCGCGGTGTTGAAGTCGAGGAGCTGGCCGGAACCGCTCATCCCCAGCACCTCTGGTGATGAGCGCACAGCCTGCAGCGCCAGTCATCGGCATCGGCGCCGATCCTCGGCAGGGCCTCGCCTGCCGTCGTGGCCTGCACGACCGTTACGGCCCGGTCTGAAGCGGCTTGGGCTCTGGCTGCATCAAACGGCACCAGGAGGAACAGCATCTCCATGGTGTCCATGTTGCAGGCCGTGAACAGCGCCGGATGATCAGTCAGGTCGAGGTAAGCCTGATAGAGGGCCACCTGATCCGCATAGTGCGGGTAAGCCTTGGCGAGTCCGTACTTTTCAAGCTGCGTCCAGCCCCTGGAGCCGAGGCCCTTGCACTCCCAGATACACGGGAAGCCCATGCCTTCCGTAACTGGTCCTGCGATGATCTTGCCGTCCGCGTGGCCCCGGAAGTATCCGCCGATCTGCGAGAACTCGATCCCAACCCCCTGCCCGCGCACGATCCGGAAGCCCGCCTCGTGCAGAAGATCGGCGGTATACTTCTCGACCCAATGCCCGCGCGCGAAGATGCGCGCCAAGCGCGGTTCTGGTGCAACCGGCTCCTGCCAGTCCAGCTGGATCTGCCGCAGGCACTCTGAGCCGATGATCGACGCGCCGAGATAGGTCCGCTTCGGCTCCGAGGCGATGCGAACGTCCAAGGCCATGTCGACCCACTCGTTAACGGGTACGTTGGCTGCCTTGGTTTTCGTGATGGTCCGGTTGAAGTCGAGCACAGGTCACCCCGCCATCAAGACATCGTCTTCGAGCTCGCGCGGCATCGGCCCCGGCCGCTCGTCCTTCGCCGTCCGCGCCTCAAGCACGAGCTCTGCGGCAGTCCACACGAAGATCAGGATCTGCTCCCTCGACCAAGCGCCGACCGGCTGATCCGCCAGCCCGAGTTTCTCGACCAGGTCACCCAGCTCGGGCAGTGCAGCGGCACAGACGCCGAGCTCGGACGGCTCGGGAACCTCGCCTGTGGCCAGGAAGAAGGCTTCGTCAGCGAACCGGTCGCGCGTCAGCTGTTTCGACCGGGCGATGATCCAGCCCGAGACGAAGCCCTCAGCGAGCTTGTTCCACTCATAACGAGACAGGCTCCCGAGTCGTACATTCCGGCTCACGAAGCCCGATCCGTCGCCGAGCTGCGACTGCGCGAAGTCGATGGCGGAGGCAATCGCCTCCGCCCGCTCGTCGTTGGTAATCCGCTCTACGCTGCCCATGAGGGCCGTCCCGCAGAACCAGCTTTCACTGCTGTCGGCTTTGAGGCTGGAGCTGTGGTGCCGGACGGCACAGGCCTAGAGCTGGCCTGTCGTGCCACCTGCTCGAGCTGGATCCAATCCTTGCGGTCCGGTGTGACGACCGCCTTCAGGACATTCCTATCCTTGTAGCCGTCCTTGCCCTTCTCGACACCGACGACCGCCCAGAAGCGGAGCCCGTCGAAATCCTGCAGGGAGGCGACACGACGCGCGGCGACAGCCTTCTCGCTCTCGTCGGCGGGGTTGATCCCCCGGGCGCTCTCCAGCATGGCGCGAAGGCGGGATCGGCTGATGTCAGCTGCCTTCTGCTGGCCCTCCGTCTCGCCCTCGACGACGAGCATCGACCAGAACTTGCGGCGCGCGAAGTCGCCGTCGAGAACGGTAAACTCGAAGTCCAGCATCAGGCACGTGCCGTCGCGGTTGCGCTTGAGCCAGCCCCCGTCGCCGGCTCCGCCCGGACGAAGGGTGGCGTGAACCGGGACGGCCGTTCCGTCCGGAATGATGGAGTCACCCGAGGTCTGTTTGTTAGCGGTATTCAGGTCGAACATGGCTTCGGCTTTCTGTGAGGGACTTCAGGGTCACGCCACAGCCTGGAGGCGCGGGGCTGTTATCTTGGCGATGAGCTCGCCGAGGTCGGGCTTCTCGTAGATGTCGAGCCGGCCGGAGCGGTCCTTGGCCGGATAGGAGAACGGGTTCGGCTGCTGGCAGATGAGAGCCCGCACGGGATCGGTGCCCTCGTCGAACTGCACGAGCTGCATCGTGATGACCTGATCCACGATGCCCGGCAGCTCCCGGCCTGTCTTCGAGCCCTCGATCTGCGGCTGCCAGGTGCCGCGGTTGAAATCGTCGGAGACGAACTCCAGGATCCCGACGAACACCACGTTCTTGGCCCGGGCATGCTGGAGCTGCGTCAGCCACGCGATCATCTCGCGGGCATGCAGCCCATAGGCGCCGCGGATGTCCGGCTTACCAGTCTTGTCTGAATAGGCTTCCGGCTGCTGCGTGGCCCACCGGAAGCACTGCCGACCCGCGACGGTGATCGAGTCCACGAAGTAGGTGTCGTACTTGGCCAAGGCTTCGGGATCGCCCATGTCCTCCCGGACGCGATCGAAATGCGCTTGGCTGTATGCGGCCTCTGGTGGCAGTGCCGGGTTGGGGCCGGCAAGGAAGGCCGCTAGGTCACGGCACTCTTCCCAGGTCTTCGGGCGCAGCGTGTCGGCCGGGACGTCCTGGACGGAGAGATCGCCCGCCTCGAGGTCCACGAACAGCGTCGTCTTCGCATCGAGCGTGCGCAGGAGCGAGGTCTTGCCGACGCCGGCGGGTCCGACAATGAGAGCCTTGACGCCGCGTGGCCCGGTCAAGCGTTGGTCGGCAGTGATGATTTTAAGAGGCATGGGCTTGGCTTTCCCTGGCCCTCGTCTGCGGATCCGCTCGCCGGGGCCCAGCGCGAGCGGCGCGAGGTCAGGCTGGTCTCACCTGGATGGTCAGCTCGGGACGCTCGGCGTAGATCTTCTTCACGGTGGCATCGGTGACCTGCGCGTCGTCTTCCCAAACCACCCCGTTGAGAGCGTCGATGCCCTTCAGGAGGTTGTCGGCATCAGGCTTTCTGGTAGGGCGCAGGGCACCGACGAGGGCGTCGGAGCGCTTTGCTCTCGAGAAGCTCTTCGGAATCGGAAAGGCAGCCACGATCAGAACCTCAAGAGCGCCGGTCATGAGCGGCCGACCAGCCATTTCAGCCTGTGCCGCGAGGCGGAGCGCAGCCTCGTAAGAGCGCGTGCTGGCCGGTGTGTAGGCCCGACCAGAGCGGCGGCCGAAGCGAGGGCGCCTCTTCCCTTCTGGCTCGCCTGCGAGGCGGATCGTGATGGCAGTCATGCCGCCCTCCTGGCCATGGTCCTCAGCGGCAGTGGCCCAGCCTTCGACACGCTGTTGACGAGGTACCAGGCCTGTCTCCTCGTGACCTGCAGCCGCAGCACGATCTGGACGTAGCTCAGGCCCTCGAGATGCAGCATGCGGGCGTGGTAACAGAGCGTGGGAATGGAGCGGCTCATCTGGCACCCCCTTTGGCAGCGCGAGCGCGGAGCGCCTCATCGAGATTGTGGATCTCAGCGCATGCCGTCGCCACGGTCGGGAGAATGGCAGCCGCTTCTTGCGGCGTGCAAACGCCATCGCTCAACGCTGTGGCGAGTTCCATCATGGCCTTACCGACCGCTTGCATGACGGGGGCCGCCGCGCGGTCGATCGCCTCGACGGGATGCTCGACCGCCGCTTTGCGGACGAGCACATAACCGGAGAGGTCGGCGAGGATACGCGTGACGATGGGCTCGCCGACCTCGGCCTCCAGATCCGCGATCACGTCGACCGGAGCAAAGGAGGGATCCTGAGAAGAGCAGTAGTTCGAGAGCCGCGGGGCATTCACCCGCGTGATGCGCGCCGCGCGCGTGACACCGCCGCCAGCCTCGACGAGGTCTCGAAACTCGGCTTTCAGACTGGCGTAGTCCCGGGCGGGGAGTTGGCGTCCCTCATTCATGGAATGTTCCTGCCGTTGTTTTCGATGACTTGCTCGCCCGTTTCGGCGATGGTCAGGATCGGGCAGCGGGGGAGAAGGGAATGCGCGGGCGGCTGGGTCAGGGGGGAGGAGCCCATAGCCGCCCGCGCACCTCCGCTCAGCCGGGGGTGGTTGGGGCTGAGGGAGACGGGGAGCATCAAGCGGCCTCGTTTTCAGCGAAGGCGCGTGGGGGCCGGTTGCGTAAGGACCAGTCGCGGAGGCTGACCTTGCCGCCAGTGACCTCTTCGATACGAATGATCCGATCGGGGTCTGGGGATCTTTCGCCGTATTTCCACTTCTTCACGGCGTGGGCAGAGCAGCCGCCGATGCGGCCGGCCATGGCCTGGTCGTCAAGGTTTTCCGCACGCATGTAATCGAGCAGCTTCATGGGCACGTATGATCCCCAAAATGGGGATGTTTGTCAACGGGAAAATTACCCTAAATGGGAAGCGACAAATTTCTGCAGCGGGAGCATTCTCCCCGTTATGGGGACAAGTATTCTCAAAGAGCTTCGGGAGCGGAAGGGCTGGACGCAGCCGCAGGCCGCAGATGCCATGGGCATTTCCAAGGGCGGCTACATCAAGCTCGAGCGTGGCGAACGGGAACTCAAAAAGAATACGATTGAGGCCGCCGCTAAGGCTTTTGGGGTCCCGCGTACTGTCATCATGCAGGACCTGCTGCGGAGCGTACAGCCGGTGGATCAGTCAGAGAGCCATCTGCCTGAAAAGCGGCCGGGGCTCCTGGACATGCCCGGTGGCGAACTCCACGAGACCAATCCTGGCTTCGTCATGGCAAGCCACGGCGGCATTGTAGAAGCTGGTGCATTTCGCCCGGTCGATGAGTTTGGTGACGAGGAGCCAAGGCCGCGCGCACTGCCTCGCGATCCTGACTACCCTTGGGCCGAAGTGGCCACTTTCGATGTGGGCGGCGACTCAATGAATGCCCTAAAGCCTCGACCAATCATGGCTGGTGACCAACTTGTCTGTCTCAAGTTTGAGAGCCTGAAGGGGCGCGTGCCCATTCGCGACGGCATGGTGGTGGTGGTTGAGCAGGCTCGAGATGGCGGCCATCTAAGAGAGCGTTCCGTCAAGCAGGTGGAAATCTACGAGGATCGGGTTGAGTTCCACCCACGGTCCACAAACCCAAAGCACAAGCCGATCGTGATCCCCTGGAAGATGTTCACCGGGGAGGAGCAGGAAGATGGCCGGAAGGTCGAAATCCTCGCCATTGTCCGCTCAATCTTCAATTCGCTGCCGCTGTCCTAACCTCATACTCAGAGAAGGGGATGAGGTGAGAGAATGAAGTGGCGGACGATCCTCCTGGCGGATCTCACGCTCAGCATTGGGGCGGGAGCTTGCTTTTGGCTCTTCGCTTTGAGTGATGCGGCAAGCTTGGCGACGCTCCTTGCTGAGCCGGCTGCTGTGCTCAGTAATCTGCTGTCCTTGCGGCTCCGCTGATGAGCATCCCTCCCGAGAGCATCGAGGTCGGCAAGTGCTATCTGGCGGAGGGCGGCCGAGACGTGCGGATCCGACGGGTGGTTCACATCCTGCCTGACGAGCGGGTCCAGTATGAGCAGCGGACGCCGAAATCTCACTGGATCCCCGGCATTCAGGAGCGACGTTCCTTTGCCGCGATGCTCCTGCGCGAGGTCCCCTGCGACTGGGCGCCGGGGACTGATGAGCCAAAGCTATGAGCGTCCCTCCCGCGACCGATATCGTCGGCAAGTGCTTTCTGATCTCGGGCGACAAGGTCGCAAGAGTCCTCCGCATCCTGCCCGGAAACCAGGTGCACTACGAGCTTCGATCAGGGGTGATCGTTAGAGCCTTTGGCTGGAAGGCGGGGGTCTTGGAGCTCAACGCCTTCGCCCACTTGGTCGAGCGCGAGGTCCCCTGCGACTGGACGCCGGAGGGGGTGAGTGAGCCGTCACCGCGGAAATGACGATGATCCGGAGGACGAGGGCTGGACCATGACTATCCTGCTCACGATCGCCATACTCGGGCTTCTTGCGACCGTCACGGTCAATCTCCTTGGAGGCCTGTGATACGCTCATGTTCTTACCGAGCACCTGAAGGCGTAAGGAAGCCGTAATGCCCCAGAAACACCTGGTCACCTGCCCTCAGTGCGGCTTCCACGTCTCAGATCAGGGCAACGCCACAAACCCGGGCCTGACGGGAGACATTCGAGAGTTCACCCACACCTGTCAGCGCACAGCCGCGGTGCTTAACTCCCCAGCTGATGAGCCATTCGGCTGCCCGGAGTTGCTCAGTGCCGTTCATGGTGCTGCTCCTTCCTCAGAAGCAGCCGGCCCTGAGTTCATCTCGGAGAACGGCGGCGGGCCTGGGGTGAGGCTGAGGAAGGGCTGACGCTCTTGGACTCCCGTGGCATAAACCTCCAATGAGCAGTGACAACCCAACCTACCCTTATGCTCTGGAAGTCACCCCTTCTCCGAAGGGTGACGGATCGTTCGGATGGGCTATTCGGATGCACGGCAAGATGCTGGAGCGGTCGGATCGCCTGTTCCGGTCCGAGCAGGATGCCTTGAAGAACGGGCGAGATGCCGTAGAGCGGTTGCTGAAGGGGAACACTCAGTCCAACCCACCACGCGGCAGACGCTAGACCAGCGCCCCACACTCAGAGCAGGGGATGAGGTGATGGCAGAAGGGAGCGATTTCGATCCCCATCTTGAGGTGATGACCTATCGCGGGTTCAAGCTCTCGGTGCGCCAGACGCCGATGGACTGGGTCGCCATCTTCGCTCTCCCTGGCGGCCAACCAGTCGTGGCTGCGGGGCACGATCGCGAGTCGGCGATCGCTATGGCAACAGCCTGGATCGATGGGCATGCTCCCTCGGAGGAGATCGAGTGAGCATCCCTCCTGAGAGTATCCAGGTCGGCAAGTGTTTCGCGACCCCAGGCAATCAGGTCCGGCGGGTTCTCAGCATCAGCGACGGGATCGTCTCCTATGAAGCGCGCGGGCCGAAGATGATGAGGGGCAAGTGGCCCGCTCAGCGGAAGGTGTCCGTCGAGCGGTTCGCCGCTGATGTCGCGAAGGAGGTCCCCTGCCACTACGATCCTGACTTCGGAGCGACGAGCGGGCTATGAGCCTCCCTCCCGCACTCATCCGGGTCGGCAAGTGCTACCTGATGGACACCGGAAAAGTCCGGCGAGTGATCTTGCATGAGCAGGGGAAGGTGGTCGTTCACGAGATAGACCAGTCGGCACTCAAACGGGGATGGCCGCGCCGGTTTGTTGTCAAGCGGGACACTTTTGCTGCGCATGCCGTCAAGGAGGTGTCCTGTCCTCCGGACCCCAGATCAGAAAGCGAAAGCAAGGCGTGACCCTCCCTCCCGAGAGCATCGAACCCGGAAAGTGCTACCTGCTCGAAGGTGAGCGACATCGCTGGGTCCGCCTGGTGACGCATGTCCTGCCGAGCGGCCGTGTCCGTTTCGAAAGCCGGGATGCCACCGAGACCCGAGCTTTTGTCTGGGCCGGCGGCACGGCGGATCTGAGCGCCTTTGCCGAGGCCACTCTCCGCGAGGTCCCCTGCGACTGGACCCCTAACGCCGATGAGGCTGGCCGATGAGCGTCCCTCCCGAGAGCATCACGGTCGGAAAGTGCTACTTGGGCGATAACGGCAAGGTCTGGCGTGTCGTGAGGCTCTGGCCTGACGGTCGGGTGCAGTTCGAGTTCCGAGCGAGGTCCCTCAGCAATGCAAGGACATGGAAGCCGGGAATGCTGCTCCTTCGTGATTTCGCCTCCTCGGCTCTGCGCGAGGTCCCCTGCGACTGGACGCCGGAAAGGAAGAGGTGAGGCTCACATAGGATAGTAGCGGGGGTTCAGGGCTTGATCTCGTCGGTCCAGACCCGGAACCCTACGAGTTCCGTCGGCCCAAAGGTATGGGTCAGAGGCACATCAGCTGCATCACGCCCCTGAGCGATCAGAATGCGCCCAGTCCGAGGCGAGTTGTTACGCGGATCGAACGCCCACCAACGGCCGCCGAGATAGACTTCCATCCAAGCGGCAAAATCCATCGGGCCGTGGGGGAGCGGAACGCCGATGTCGCTGATGTATCCCGTGCAGTAGCGCGCTGGGATGTTAAGGCAGCGGCAGAACGCGATGGCGAGATGAGTGTAGTCCCGGCAGACGCCTCGACCTTCAGCGTAGGTCTCGGCAGCCGTCCGGGTAGCTCGGGCGTGCTCGTAGCCGAAGGTCACGTGCCGGTGGACGAAATCGCATATCGCTTGCACGCGCGGCCATCCGAGCGGCGTGTGTCCGAAAAGCCGCCAAGCCTCATCGGAGAGGGCATCGGTTTCGCAATAACGGCTGCCGAGCAGGAATTGCAGCGTCTCAGCAGGTAGGTCCTCGACGAAGTGCTGCAGGGCGTTCTCATCGACGGGATCGCGAGTTCCGTCGTCCTGAATAATACCGTCTGTGCTGAGGGTGAACCGCCCAGGCGGCGCAACAAGGCGGTTGCACCAGTTGCCGAAGCTGTCTCGGTAGCTCGCGATCGGAACCGCAGGCGTGGTCACAAGACGATCGGGGCTCTCGAGGTTCCCGAAGCGCGAATAGTGCACGTTCAGGATGGCGATCATCGGGGTCGGCTTCGGGACGTCGTAGCTCAGCTCGCAGCCCACTCGGATCCTCATCCCGCTCTCTTCCCCGGGGGACCCCGGCCACTGGTGTCGGCGGCCCTCCAGAGAGCGCGCTTACCTACAATCTGGCGCAAACCGCACACCTGGCAAGGCGGTGGGGTTTCCGCGCATGCGTAGTCGCATTTGGACCTGATCGGGTGCTTGCGACGTTGACGAGGACTATGCCTCGGTACTTTTTCGATTTGAGCTACGACGATCAGCCGTGGTCCGAAGACCAGGACGGTGTGGACCTGGCGTCGAAAGAGCAGGCGCGGATCGAGGCTGTGGAACTAGCGGCGGCCATCACTAAGGAGCAGGCGCGCCGGCACAGGAAGATTGAAGTCCGCGCCCGCGACAGTGGGCCAGAGCCGGTTGTGACTGTGACGCTTTCCGTATCCCTGGAGCCGCCAGGGTAGTTGGCCCTCGGCATACCCTGTGAGGAACAAACCCCGGGTCCGGCAAGGCCACGGGGCTCACGCGTCTATGTCCTAGCCCGCCACCGCACACACAACCCCGAACAGCAGCACCAGCGAGGTCGCGAGGGCGGGCGATGACTCGCGGCTTAGACGTCCAGTATGGCGGAGGGGACGTCCGCCCGACCCTCTGTTTGGCTCTCAGAGAGTTGGCCCTTGGCAACGACTTCATGAGGGGCTGGTGCCTTTCCTGCCGCGCGCTCAAGGGTCTCGATACGCTGCGCCTGCTCCTCCAGCTTGGCCTCGAGCGCCTGGATGTGTCCGCGGAGTTCGGTCAGTTGCCGCTCAAACGAAGAGGTCATCGGTCGAAGCTCCCGAAACCGGCGGGGCCGAGGTAATACAGCCGGGTAGTCCCACGAAACGAACTCTGCGCGCGATGCTACCAGTCTCGGTCTGGCAACTCGAGGCCGATAAGGGGAATAGGCCGGGCGCCGGTACATCCGCGGTCGCCCGGCCCGTCGGCGCCCAATCAGGGGCGCCAAGACGATCCAGGCCAGAAAACCAAGCTCGCTGCAAAGGCAAGGATGGCTCCCGCCCAGGACGAGCGCGAGGGAGTGCTACTGGCAACCTGAGAGCTTTTCCCGAGATTGGCCGGATTGCGAGCCAACAGTTCGAAGGGAAAGGGGTGCTGGCACATCGGCAACATCAATTAAAGCCAAGTTTAATCGTAGCTGATAACATCCTTGTCGCATTCCCCGCCCGAATCACGAGGCTGGAGTGACAGAACCTTTTTAATCGACCTCTTTGCTGCTGGCTTCCGACAAAGGTCCGAACTTCACGGTTAGTATCACGAGGCAGGGCACGGTCAGGAATACTGCGCTGATCTCTCCGCACCAGAAAGCTGCCCGGAGTAGGCGGAACTGTTCCGTTTCCCATCCAGTCGAGGGTGATCAGGCCTGCCGATGACCCACGCCGAGCAGTTGAGCGGACGGCGGGGCGCCGCCTGTTACAGGAGACCAATTGGCGAACGCCCCACCGTCCTCGCCACAGCCCCAGAACCATCCCAGGGGGCTATGACTGACGTTGATCCTGCGCGTGTTCGCTTGAGGTGTCTTCCTCCCACAGCAGCATTCGGAGCCATCCATTTGGCAGAAGAGCTTGAGACTATAGGTGTCGCATTCCTTATGACTGAGCGGAAGGCAAGCTAAGCTGTAGAAGATCGAAAAATACATAAAATAAGTCTTTAGAGTTATGTTGTTTTGATCTGATTGAGAGCAAGCTGTTACTGCCTTTTTGGGTGACACTCCCTAAACTTGGCCGTTGTTAACGGCGACCCTTTGTTCACGGGAGAGTGGGGGAATTCCTATGCCGCTCACTATCTTCAATCCTCGCACTGGGGAGCGAGTGACGCTCGCGGTCACTCCTAAACCGGTATCTGCTCAGCAAGCCCGGCGACAAGTGCTGCGCAAACTCGATAAACTTGAGGCCCCTAGAGGTCGTCCCTAAAAAACAGCAGCCTCGCCACGATCCAGAGCTCGAGCACCAGGGCGGCCACGAGGGCAGCTGAGGGGAGTTCCGCTGATGAAGAGTGAGAGGAACCCTCCCAAACCTGACGGGTTACTCATACCCGGTGCCATTCTGCCCCCCAGGCTGGTTCCACGGCCGGCGCCGGTACCTTGAGCCCCTCCCCTGGCGCACTCCGGAGGGGCTTTTTACGTGGTGCTGGCATGTTCGGCGACCCGGGTCACGCAAACAACAACACGCCTCGCGAGCGCGGCTGGTTTGGAAGCCTCAAGCCTGGCGCCCGCCCGAAGCGCTTCTGGCTGGCCCTGGTCGTGATCACGCTCATTGGAGCTTCCGGAGTGGCGTTCCTGCTGCTGTTTCAGTCCTGAGCCCTCTGCTCCGGACGGTCTTCTGGACGCTGTACCAATGCCAGAAGCTAGGAACCTAGGCGATATTCAGCTGTTGCCCCTTCGGTAACGAGGGGCACTCTCATGCTCAGGCTCGCCACCCACGGGTTCTTGTTCGGCTTTGTGTTCATGTACATCTTCGGGCTTCAGGTCTGAGTGGGCGTCCTGCCCTCTCCTGCCCCGGAAACCCCTTCTCCTCCACCTCCTTCAGCACCTCGTCTGCGATCTCCGCGATGAGGCGGCGAGCCTCGGTCTCTCCACCCGCCCCGTAGACGATTAAATGGCGCTCCAGCGCGGCGATCAGAGGGCCGCGCAGGGGCTCTAGAGTATTGGGAGGATCAGAAGCCATCTGCTGACGGCACCGTGCCGTGCTCGGCCAGGATTACGGGATCATCGAAGACGCCCGTGTCGATGTCGCCTGAGCGCCGGAAGGCGATAACACCCACCCTAGTCGCCGCAAGGCTCTCGGCCATGCGCTTAGCATTCGCCTCAGACGTAGCAATGCGAGGCTGTTCGGCAATGATCTTGGCGCCCTTCTGCACGAAGGCTTGGACGCCGTAATAGCTGGTGCCTTGGGCTTTCTCAGTCGTTCTCATGATGATCTCCTGTCGGGGAAGTAAGCCACCATTCGGAAGGCCATGCTGTTGCATCGGGAGCAGGTCGGGCGGATGTGCTCGGCGATTTCTCGAACCTTCCGGTCCACCTCCGTTCCGCTGATGCGCTTCAATCCCAAAGTTACTGTGACGAGGCTCTCGTTGCGGCAGTTCGAGCATCTGATCCGCAGTCTGTAGCGGTGTTCAATTGGTAATTGGCTGGCTTGGGGAGGAGCGACGAAGCCAAGAGACAACAGGGCCTCCGTTGATGGATGTTCGTAGTTTGTTCACGTTTGTCGCAGTGTCAACGCGGCGCAGAACCAGGCCAGCTCTGTTCACAGGGCAGAGACGCCCTTAACCTCTTGGGCACGAAGGCGAACAAATTTTCTTGTCCACAAAGAGAGCCGGTTGGCCGCGTTTCCCAAATCGGCAAATTAGGGGCATAAGGCAGCTTGTTTCCCATTTTGGGATTGACTGTAGTCCCCGTTTCGGGGAACATTGGCCATCCGTAACGGATGGCCTTCATGCCCAATCCCTTCCCTTATTTCCTTGTCTGCGCCATCGGCCTTAGCATTGGTTACCAGCAGAGCCTTATGAAGGGGTTTTGCGAGAAGTCGGCCGCGGCTCGTCAAGCGGAATACGAGCTCCGCCAGACGTTTGCGGGACGCATTGCCGCGATCGTCCAGGGGGCGGCGTGATGGCCGAAGAAACCCTTCTCAGCGCCGCCCGTCGTGCGCTCCGCTTCTTCTGGATCGACGAAGCTCATGGTGGTCTCACCAGCACTGAAACGTTTATCGCCATGGACACGCTGCACAAGGAGATCCGCAAGGAGACGGAGCATCAGAAGCAGAATGAGGCCTCTCAGGAAGTGGAGGCGCGCTGATCATGAACTCGCAGCTTCCGATCTCCGCACCGCCACCGCCTGTCCAGCGTGCCTTCGCACTTCCGCTGCGCCTCGTGGATGGCGCTTCGGCGACCAAGGTCTACGACGCCGAGCATTGCGTGATCGCGATTTTCTACGGCCGCGACCATGAAGATCAGGCGCGTGTCGCCGTCCATGCGATTGCGAGTTTGGCCGCTCAAGAGGCGCGGTGGCGCGCCCTCCAAGTTCGCAAGGAGCAGGCGGTATGATCCCCTCCCCTCGCCAGCTCACCTCAAGCACGCCTGACCTGCCCACCCTTCTTGCCGACAGCGGCATCGACCTAGGTGACGAGCCTGCTCTGCTCGTGTACCTGCGGGAGAAGCGTATCTATCCCTGCACGACCACCGCTCGCTGGCGAGACGCGCTCATTGCAGCCTGGAACATCCGGCAGATGAAGAAGGTCTGGCGGGCTCAGATCGCGGAAATCAGAGCTAATGCTCCCGCTTTCGCCCTCGGTGCTGTCATGGGCGTGATCGCCTTCGCGGTCTGCTATAGGACGGCTGTCGCGGGAGGAGATCAGCGCCTCCCCAGCTCCAGCAGTGTTCCTCTAGTCATAGATGCGCGGTCTCGTCCCTCAACCTATCCTGACCTAACCGCCGGGCGCGCGGCCGAGCCGAACCCCACGGGAGGACAATAATGGGCACCGCCCTGGAAAGGCTGCTCTCATTTAAAGAGGCTGCCGTCGTGCTCGGGATGTCGGAACGAATGCTGCGGGCCCACGTTCGCGCTGGGCGAGTGGCGACCATCGCCAAGGGAGAGGGATTGCAACGCAAGCATCACCTGTTCCACCCTGACGACCTCCGGACCTTCATGGACCGCCAGAGGGCGCAAGCATGTCGACCTACAAAAAGCCGGACCGACCGCACTACTTCTACGACTTCACGATCCGAGGTCGTCGATTTCAGGGCTCAACGGAATGCTCGTCTAAGCGAGAGGCAGACGCGTTCGAAAAACGGCGGCGGCGCGAGGCTGAAAGCGAACTAAGAGCCGAGAAGGCTGCCGGCCACCAGTACATGACCTTCGGCCGGGCCGCGACCCTCTATTGGGAGCAGGTCGGACAGTACGCATCATCCTCAGTCGATATTGAATGGTCCCTGGCCTGGCTGCAGGACGCGATCGGGCTTGATCGGCGGCTGACGGACATCAACGACGAACTGGTCGCCCGCCTCGTCTCGAGGCGTCGCGTCGACAAGGGGAAGACCCGCCGCCCGGTCAAGCCGTCTACCGTCAACCGGACTGTGACGGAGCCCCTGCGCCGGATCCTGCACCGAGCTGCTAAGGTATGGCATGAGCCGGTCGGCTCGGTCGATTGGAAGACGCATCTGCTCAAAGAGCCACAGGAACGAGTCCGAGAGCTCCGATCTGAAGAGGAGACGGCTCTCTTCGAAAACCTGCGTTCCGATTTTCACCCGATCGTCCGCTTCGCAATCCTGACAGGCTGCCGCCTCTCCGAATGTGTCAATCTGCGCTGGAAGGATCTAGATTGGGCCGCCCGGCAGATCTGGATCCTTGGCAAAGGCGAGAAGCTAGCTCCAATCCCTATGCCGCCGGTGGTCCGAGAACTCCTGTGGGACCTGAAGGGCAGCCATGATGAGGCGGTCTTTACCTATACAGCGGACCGGACCCGGGATGGTCGAGTCCGTGGCCGGCGCTATCCCATCACTTATGAGGGGCTGAAGACCCAGTTCCGGCGCGACGTGAAAGCCGATGTGGCTGATTTCCGCTTCCATGACCTGCGCCATACGGCCGCTACCCGACTCGTCCGGACGTCCGGCTCAATCCGACTCGCGAAGGAAATGCTCAGGCATGCGGATATCGCGACCACGATGAAATATGCCCACGTGACCCACGACGATCTGCTACAGGCTATGGAAAGAGCCGGTCGCCCAGCCGGGCCGCTAGGGGAGGTTTCATCTAAGGATGGTGAGGCCGCAGAGTCATGA